GTTCTTCTTTCATCTTTTCCATCTGAGGATACAACTTTGCCTTTTCTTGCTCACGAGCCTTGGCAATGTCGTCTGCGCTATACGCCACAGATTCCACCTCATTCTGAAACACTTCTGTTGCTGCTGGAACTAGGTTCTCTGTTGCAGTAACGTCTAATTGATTATCGGCCATAGTAGGTCACTTATCTTTCTTGGGTCGTTGTCCGAGTTGCCTTGCGGCGTGCCACTGAATTGTTACGAGATAATTGCATTACATTTTAATGCTTTTGTCTCGCTATATCCTGATTATTCATCAGAAACTTTTACTCCTTGTCTGCAGTTCTCCTTTGTGGAATCTTGGTTCCATAGGCGTCCGTGACAAGTTTGTTTCGAACCTGAGCCTCGGCGTCGTTCTCCATCGCTGCCATTGCTTGTTTCTCTGGGTCTTCTAAGTTCTCTTTATTTGGTTCCCCCTCAACACCGTCACCCATGATGTCGCCATCGCCTAGTTGAGTTGGTTGCATAGGGATTGCAGAGTTGCCATCAGGTCCTGGCATCATGCCAGTCATATCCATAATTGCCTTCTGAATCTGAATCTTAACAAGTTGTAGAGCACCATCAGCCTCAGCATCAGCAAGGAGTTCTGTGCGAATCTCCTGCAACTTCTCTTCTGGGAATTCTTCCCCAAGAGCACGGAGGGCGCCTTCTTTAGACTCAAGACCCATACCCAATTTTGTTTGGATTTCGTTAAGAACAATTAACTTATCCAATGGGAGTGGAGGTGGGAATTGAACGTAGTTCATGTAAGACAGCGGGTCATTCGGGTCAAGTTGTGTAACCTGACCTTCCTTGATTGGACCATCTTGAGTTGGGTCGTAAATCATCGTGTTTGGTTCTTTGAGGAACAAGGTGCGAAGAGCGAGTTCGTTGATGCGCTCTAATCCTTTTCCGTATTGAGCAACCTTCTGAGAGTAGCGGTTCATCAATGGCTGATACTGAATAGAGAGAGCAACACCTGAAGTGTTAGAGATTGCTTGAACTTGACCCAGAGCGGTTTCTGGAATGTTCATTACTTCGTGCATTGAGCGCTTGAGTAATTCGAGGTACTTCAAGGCTCCGTCAATGCCTTGTGCTCCTCCCTCAAGGTTGAAGACTTGAGCATCTTTTGGAAGACCGCCCCAAACCTTCTTAGCGCCTTTTTCTAGGTTAGAGGCTTTAGCACCCACGATTACCGTTACAGGTGATGCGTGGTAGTTAATGATGTCAGCAACATCAGTGCTAATTTCGTTATATGCACGGTTGATAGTGATGATGTCGTGTGCGTCCGAGAGACCCCACGGAGAACCAGATACTGGCACATTTGGAATGTGCACCACAGGAATTAAGCCAAGTGGATTTGGGCGTGAATCAATCAATTCATCGTTAACGTACTCTTCAATAACGTCATCGGTAAGAATTTCAGTGTATGTAAATACTTGACGAGTTCCTTCAAGTGAAGTTCCCCAGAAACGGTACTTCTGCTTAAAACGAAGTAGGCGTGTTCTATCGTGTGGGTGGAACTCAGGGAAACAGAAAGAAGAGTTCATTGGAAGAAGACGAACACGACCAGGATGAAAGTGACCAGCAGAATCTGTCCATGGCTCTTCGTAAGCAACCTTTACAAATACGTCGCCAGTAATTCCGCCTTGCTGTCCCATCTCAAGTAGGACACGCATCTTGTCATTGTCAACTTCCCAGATACGCTCTAAACGGTCTGGGACAATTGCTTCTGTTGCTTTTGGAGAACGGAAATGAACGCCGTTACCAAATGTAAAGCGTGAAAGATAATCATTAAATGCACGGTAGTAATTAACTGCAATTTGCATTTCGCCTTGTTCACGGCGGTAACCCCAGTGATGACCAAGGTACATTGCCCAGTTTAATGAGTAACGGTTGAGGCGAGGACCGTGTACTTCGAATTCTTCATCTGCAAGTTCTACAAGTCCAAGTGGAGAAATAGAGATTGTAAGGTCGCTTGATGCCGCTCTATATGATGGAGGACTAAAGTCAAGAAATGACATTACTTCTTCTTATCTTTCTTAACATCTTTCTTTTCTTCAAGATGTTTTGCTTTCTCTTTGTCTTGCTTACGTTTAGCCATTGTTATCTTACGTGTGGCTTCTGTTGTTTCAATAAACTGTCCACCTGATTGGACGTAACGCTTGTGCACCCAGGCACTAGCACCAGGATTTGGGTAAGAAGAATATTTAGCCCGTGCCATTGCAACGATGGTTGCATACAGTTTTGGGTTAGCGGGTTTTTTCATATCTCCTCCAAAGATAGCCTTACAGCCCCCACACTAATGCAGGGGCTGGTCGGCGTATGTATTAAACTAATTAGTCGTTTACGACTGTTGCGGACTGACGTTGCTGACGTCCACCTGAACGAGCAACTGTCTCAATTTGTGCTGCTGAGTAGTCGTTCATTGTTCCATGTGCAAACTCACCAAGGAATGTTGGTGCTTCTACCCATGATGCTGAGCCTACGTGTGCACGCTCTGCCATTGTTTCTGCTGCTGACTTCTGCCATACAGGTGCATTGCGGTTTGGACGACCTGGTGCTGTTGCAGCGCCAGATGACATACCAATCTGGAAATCATTTGGTACATCTGTGTCTGTTGCAATACCTTCTTCAAAACGAAGTGGTCCACGGCGTGTTGCGTTGCCTGCACCCTTCATCTCATAGTTCTGTGGTGCACGCTCTGGAAATTGAGGTGCTGGTGAGATTGACATATTTACTCCTTAAGGATGTGTTTGGAAAGGCCTTTTCCTGATACATAGTTTCCACCCTTTTACACACTTTGTGTGGTCGAACTAGAAAAAAGGATTACTAGAAACAGAGACTTCTGGCATTGTTAATTCCTTAGTTAAGGAACAAGCGATAGCCAAAGAATCTGCAAAGTCGTCGTGGGCGTAGTTTTCGTCAGGGGCTGCTGCTGAGAAATTTGGGCCCTTATAAGTTACTTCTAGGTCAGTCATCTGCTGATAGAAACGCTTCCATGTTCTTAGGCGCCGAGTTTTTGCGTGGGCAGGCCATGAAAGCATTTTTCTCTGAATCAACGCTTGTAGGTGTTTCCATCTCCTTGATTGTTCGGAAGGAGATGATGTTACGGCAGAAACTACTGCTCTAGGTAAGAGCAGGGTAAGACGTTGCGCTACAGCATCACCCACACCGTTACCATCTACGCCAACAGCAAGGACATCGTAGTTACTGAGAAAGTTAACAATTTGAAAGTACTGTTCTTCCCAATCATCTCCCTGTAGTTCTAGCCAATTAAGAACACGATGGTCAAAATAACCAAACTCGTCAGGACGGTCCCAATCAACCCAAACCACAGTAACGACTGTAGAGTCAGTTTTACGAGCAGGGTCGATGCCGACAACGACTGGGGTTTTATGCCATACCTTAACCAGTTCCTGAGAAGTGTCGCCCAACTCATCCATAATGCTCGAAGTAACAAACATGCCTCTTTCAAGAAGCCATTTGCAGTTGTATGACATTTGAAATTCATCGGAGTCCTCCCCAATACGTAGCATTTCTTTTCTAATAAACTTTTCGTAGTTAGCGTTAAACTTTGCAACATCTTTCCAATCCCATTGAAAATGGTTTTGTCTGTTGCCTCGGTTTGTTTGACGGCGCTTGTTTAACTGAATAGATTTATAAAAGTTGTTTTTACTTGTTGTAGGTGTGCCTGTCTTTACCATTGTCCCTGCGTAATACGCAAGCATTGGAGAGATTGACTTAGATACCACAAAGTCATCTGCTTCTTGGCACTCATCGATAACAATCAAATGGAAAGACTTAGATTCAATCTTTGCACGAGGGTTTGCTGTCATCATCGTAATAGTAGAGCCAGACTTGCGTAATCTAATCTGGCGAGTTACTCCGCCTACTTTTGCAGCCGAGTCATCAATCTCTGGGTCTCCAAGAATTTCAATGGCACGCTCTGATGTTAAGCGTGTGACTGTACGACCAAAGAGCGTTTCAGCCTGCCCCTCAGTAGGAGCAAATAATCCAACCCACAAACCGTCTTTAAACTTGCCAAGAAGGTCAGGGTATAACTTTGCAAGGCGAGGAAGCAGAATCATGAGTGTGGCTACTGTATCTGCCACTGTCTCTGATTTTCCAGACTGACGAGATGCTAAGGCTGTAACTTCTTCGCCATCGTTAATGATGACGGACTCAATAACACGACGAGCCAATGGCTTTTGATATGGGTGCAAATCATGCCCAACCAATACCTTGAGGAAGTCCATAATCTTGTCGATGAGTTTGTCAACAAACTGTTGTGATAATTCGTCTAACTGTTCATCGGGGACGTCTTCAAGAAGTGGTTCTTCTTGAGTATAAAATTCGGGATTGATTTCCTCAAATTTTTCGTCGTCGTATTCTTTTTCCATAGAGTTATAGCATACTCTTTGTACGCTGTTTTAACTCTTTTGCTATGGCATGAAAAACTTCAGTGCCCATAACTACTTCATCAATCAGCGCTTCGTTCGGATTCTTTTGCCACGCTGAAGTTAGTTTGCCAATCGTGTACATCGACTGCTCCATCCATGAAAGCAAATCTGGAGTGGAGAGTGTCGCCACTCGTTTCTCTATTCGTGTCTGGGGCTGGTGTCCAACCTGCTTCTTCCGTAAAGTCATCATATGTCACATCCCGTGTGTGTAGTGCTCCGTTGAGTGCTTCTTCTTCTTCTTTCATACCATTCCACCGTCCAAAGACTAGTGCCCTGTATTTAGGCAATCGTACTATAACGGGAGTTGCCACTCTGTATGGCTCTTCTATCTCTTGCGTCCAGCCACGTGTGACTAACTTAGCGCCCCATTCATACGGGAACTTAGTTACTTGAACGAATACTGGTCCGATGTTGTGTACCTTTGGCATATCACGGTTTCTTTGGTTTAGGCGGCTTTCCTGGACGACCTCTGTGCAACTGCTGTGACCCACGAGCAATTCTGTAAAATGCTTTTCGTGCTGTGGCAGAGATACCTGCGATATCTGCTGGACCACGGGGCTTAGAGTCTAGATAGGAATAGATGTATCGTCCTTTTGAAACACGGGCTTTAAATGCCTGCCATTCACTAGGACTAACTTGATAATAATTATAGAAGGTTCCATCACGGAACACAACTGTGATTTTCTGTTCTCTTTTGTCATATCCAGCCGCTACTGTACGTGGACGCTCAGGATTAGTTGTAGATGTAGGCACAACTGTTAAAGGAGCAGCAGACTCATCTTCCATATCTGGTGTAGAACCAAAGTTTTGATATTCGGCACCCGTAGTTGGGTCGTATTGGTCAAGCAAGTTATTTTGTGTAAAGATTGGAAGGATTTCGTCAAACTCAGCATAGCCTGCTGCAAGAGGTGCCCCACTCGCACTGAGGAGAGGGATTCCGCCAAAATCTGGTCCTGTTATCTTTTCAATACCTGCTAATTGGCGAGGACCAAATTGATTACCAATAGCAAGGTTAAATTCATCCGCAGACGGCGCAACTACTCGTTGACCTTTTGCTGCACCGCCTAGCGGACGAACCATGAGTATTCCTAACTAATTAGGGTTATGCCCAAGGAGTAATAGTTACTGCTGCACCAACTGCAGTTGTTGCTGCACCACCAGCGATTGACTGAGACTTGATAGTTCCAGTTGCACCCTTGAGTTGTGTACCAGGTGTGATTGCACCTGAATCCGCGACTGTCCATCCTGTACCAGCGATGATAAGTGTGGTTCCTGAACCGCCTGTTACAGACCAAGTACCAACAAGTGCTGTTGGGATACCTGTACCTGCAGTGATAGTTACCTTAGTACCTACAGCCCATGTGCTTGTTCCACCAGCAACTGTAACAGTTGCAGCAGTAGTTGTTGTTACGTTAATACGTGTTGGTTGTGTAGCGGTGTTAGTTGCTGCTGAAGCAGTTGTTACTGTAAGACCGTTATCTGCCAATACATCTGCTGCATCTGCTGTTAGTTTACCAAGCACGTTAACAACTTGAACATAGTCAGTTGGACCTGCTACGTCAGAACCTGTTGTGTTTGGTGTGTACTGTGGAAAGCCATTCCAACCTGATTCTAGGTTGATGTGGTCACCCTTAGTTAAATCTAAACGTGTTGTGCGAGCATCGTTTGGTTGTGGAGCAAAATTACCCCATACAAAATCAACTGCGATTTCTCCTGCGGTGTCTAATTGAGCACCTGCATTGTTTACTGCCATGTGTTTTCTGCTTTCTCTAGAGAGGTTATTAATTTCCCCACGCGCTTAGGGAACCCTGCATGTAAGTATCCAAGAATATCGACTATATGTCAGTGTCTATTCGTCGCACTCGTGGCCGTTTAGTTCATCTTGTAAAAGAACGTTTTTGCATTCTTTGCATTTAAAGAAGCGGACATCATCAAGGCCAACGTGTAGAGAGTCTGCGTGGTTCTCACCCATTTCCATTTGAGGTTGGGCTAGAACTTCAGGGGGAAATGGTCCTCTAGGACTATGCGCTGCGGACGGTACGGGGTGGCCCTGTACTGCAAATTTACGAATTATAGGCAATTTATTTTGCCGTCTTTTTAGCGTCCTTTTTTGCTGCAGCAGTTTCTACAGGCTCTTCTTCAACAGTTTCTGGAGAAAGTTGTTCAAGGGCGCTTTCTTTTGCTTCAGTAAATGCAGGAGTAATCTTAAGCAAACCAGCCTTTTTACGTTCCTCTAAAAATTTAGGAAGGTCACTTCCACAGTAGTAGATAGATGTTTCTTGAGTAAGTCGGTATTCAAAAAGAGCATCGTTATCACAATTAGCGCATTTCATAATTATTTCTTTCTTGGACGTGTTCCAGGCGCAGTGCCTGTCTTCTTTTTTGGATATGCACGAGTGTGCTTTACTGGAATTGTTCCTGATGTCTTTTGCTTCAGTGTTCCTGGCATTGGTGCTCCTGTTGATTCGGGTGTGATGTTTGTTCGTTGACGATAACCAGGCATTGGTGCCCCAGTGTTGGCTGGCGTCGGCGTGGTGCGTACTGTAGCAGGTTCTTCGTTGTGTTCGTCGTCGTGTTCATCAGTGAACTGCTGTCGATTTAGGTTAGGAAGTTTTGGCGCACTAAATTCGCCAATTCGCTTTCCTACCCAGGGTTCGAAGACGCTCATAGGTCAATCTTCTCTTATTTCTTGTCAGTTGGTGGCGTAACCGTCAAGCAATTCTCAATGGCGATAAGCCTCTCGCCCATCTCTACAAAAGCATCAAGCATCATATTCTGCGTGTCGATGACCTTTGTTTGGTTTTCATACAATCTGTCAACCTTATCCTTGGTTGTGCTGCCGCCATTGTTGCTGAGTTCACCGTCTAGTTTATTAAGGCGCTCCATTACTCCAGGGACAGAGTCTCGTCCTGGCTCTGCTTCTTCGCCTTCCCAATCACGCATAAACCGCTCCATCCACTCGGACCAACGCTTTATCTTTTTATAAAGGGGACTGAATAAGATGCCAATACTAATGAGAGCACCAGCGACAATGCCGATAGTTGTAAAGGTACTTGTCACTGGTGCTACTCCTTAAATTACTTCTTTACGATTCCGTATGATGAATCTTTTGGGTTGAGTGCTTTGGCAAGTGGGCCAACAAGACCAGCAAGTGCTGCATTGAGCAGAACCTTTGGGTCAGTTTGTCCAGCCATGTAGAGTGCTACAACAGATGCTGCTGCAGCACGAAGGTAGGTCGCTGCTGCGGCCTTAAGTTGTGCTTGTGTCATGTTTCTCCTTACGAAGTGCCCACCTCAGAGTAAATAATCTCTTATTACTCTCGATTACGCAGGGGATACGTTACAGCCCATGCAATCAATGTTGCGATAATTGCATATCCAACAATAGTTTTTGCGCTTCCATCTAAAACTACCCAAGCAATGAACATCCCAAGGAGTGTCCATAGTTGGTCAACCATATCTTTTAGTATTTTCATGACTCTCGTCTCCTTGTGCCTTTAGTGTCGTTTGATGGGCTTCCACCACCTGATGGGCCTCCACCACCTGTACTGCCTCCAGTTCTTGTTGTCGCTGCTGCTGCAGATGCTGCTGCGGTCGTTGCTGCATTCATAGCAGCACCAGCAGCGACCACTGTTGCTACAACCATCTTTGTTGCTTCTTCACGTTCGGTTGGGCTCATATCTGCGCCAATACTTCCCAGCGCTGCTAACGCTGCACCTGGGTCTGTAAATGCTGTTGCAAGTAGCGCTGCAGGGTCTTGCACAAGTTCAATTTGCGCTGCAACTTCTGCAGTAATTACAACTGCGTTACCGCTCTCATCTGTACGCACATCAACTGGGGTTGTTGGTGGTAAATCTTTATAATCTAAACCTGCATCTCGCATATCTTGTGCAGACACTGCTTCACCAGGTGCTAGTGCTGCGATAAGCGCTTCAGCAACCACCGCTTTTTCTTCAGAAGTAAGTTTGCCATCAGCCATCGCATCTTTCACGGCTTCTGCTACAGTCGGTACTTCAACAACAGTAGGAGGTTCAGGTGCAGGTTCAGGAGCAACTTCAGGTTCTGGTGCGGGTTCTGGAGCAGGCTCAGGAGCGGGTTCAGGTGCTGGCTCAGGAACAACTTCAGGTTCTGGGGTTGGCTCTGGCGCAGGTTCAGGGGCTACTTCAGGCTCAGGTTGTGGTTCAGGCGCAGGCTCAACAGCAGGAACTGGGTCTGGAATTGCCACAGGAGGTTCAGGCACTACAATTGGTTCAGGAGGCACAACAGGTTCAGGAGCAAATGCGACTGGCTCTGGTTGAGGCTGAGGCGTTGGTTGAGGTTCTAGAGAAGGAGTAGGCGATGGATTTTCTGATGGATTTGGGAGCGGGCTGGTTGATTGGCTTGGTTCTGGGGATGGTGACGGGAGTGGTGTACTCGTGGCTGTTTCTGAAGGAGTAGGAGATGGTGTCTCAGTTGGTATTTGGCTTGGTGATGGGCTTGGGCTTGGGCTTGGTGATATGGATGGAGAAGTTGAAGGGCTCGGAGACGGAGACGGCTCACTACTTGGACTTGCGGAAGGACTCGCAGAAGGCTCAGGAGTTATCACTGTCCCGCCTGCGTCAGGAGCAAGAACTGGAACAGTCTCCACCTGAACAACCCCGTACTGTTCAAGAGTAACAATACTTCCATCATTTAAACGGACTCCTGTACGTGTCGAGTTACCGTATGTTGGCCCAGTAAAAGAATAAGCAATAGCAACTGTTCCGTCTGTGTTGATTGCTGCAGTAATAATGATGTTGGTTACTTCACCTAATTGTGAAATAGGGGCGCCACTACAACATGGTCGTGCTGCAATATCAATTTGAAATCCGCCATCACTAGAGTTAATGATGAGGTGCTCATCTGCGTGACCTTGCGGGTATACAAACCAATCCATGCTGTATAAAGATATTGAGGGTGTGCGTGGATAATCCCAATAAGTATTATCTGGAAGACCAAAAGTAATTACTGAATTAGTAGTTGCGTATACTGAAGTAAATTGTTGCCCGTCAAAACTAATAGTTGTAGTAACTGGTACTTGATACGACACATCGTCACCGCCACAGGTCTCAATGGTGGTTACTGTGGGGGTTTCACCTGCAGGGGTAGGAGAAGCAGCCGCAGCAATGGCTGCAACCTGATTGGTGTTTACGCAAGTAGCGTAAGCAGTATCAACAAATAGTATGGGAAAGAAAGCGGCAAATAGTAGAACGTTTAGTGCTGCGAATGTA